TACAAGGAATGAATCAATTTGAAGCTATAAATTATGTAAAAGAAAATATAACTAAGTTAACAAGCGGAGAAAATCCTGAAAGTATAGATCAGATTAAAAAAAGAATGAATTTAGTTGCAAGCGGAGAGAATATTAATGCTTTAGAAGATGAAACCCTTGTGATTGAGAAACCTTCTATACAAGAATACAACATTGAAATATTTAGTGAAGATGGCACTTATGTAGACGATTTAAAGATAACTAAAGCAGAACAAAATTTTTTAAAGTCAGAAGGAAAAGATTTAACACAAGTTACTCTTGATCTTATTAAAATGATAGAAACTCTAACAAAATTAAGAAAAGATAAATTAGCTGAAGTTATGAAGTACTTGGAACAATCAATATTAGATAATTTAGATGCAAATGCCAAATATACAATACTACAACAAGCGTTAAAAATAGCAAATTCAACATAAATTATGAGTTATTATAATCAAGATTACTACAGACAAAATGTAGCATCTGACTTTCGTTTAGATGAGTTTAAAGATAATGTACATTTTATGGCAGATGCAAGAACTTTTCTGGCAGGGGATAGACTTAACTATACTCAAAGTGAAATTGCAGAAATGGACAAAGATGATATTATCAACAGAATCCAAAAACATTTTCGATTTAAATCAGGTAATCCTGCAACAATACTAAAAGATTTATCCTATATGGATAGAGACACTGTTGAACAGGATGAAAAAGAAGCCTATGCTAGATTGAGCTTTGCCTTTGAAAATACTAAAGGTGAAAGTTTTTTAGAATCAAGCACCGATTATGCTTTTTCTGAAGTATCCAACCCTGTAAACTGGGCATCTCTTATTGCAGGTGTTTTTACTGGAGGAACAGCTACTGTTGCTATGCAAGCTGCGTTAAAAAAAGGCGGTACAAAAGCAGCGCAAGAACTCCTAAAAAAGTTAAATAAAAATGCGTTAAAAAATTCTATTATTAAAGGTGCTGCAGGTAATGCAGGATCAGAGGGATTTATTTCACACCTTAATGAAAATTCTATGGTAGCTGCAGGAGACTTAATTGATGAAGACTATGATTATAGTTTAACAAATGTTGGGGTACAAACAGGATTAGGTGGAGTACTAGGGGGAGCTTTAGGAGGACTAAGCGGAAGACAGGTTACTAAAAGTTCTGATGCTGTTTTAGAAGGTTTTATTAAAGGAGAGGCAGCTAGAAAAGCAAGAAATGCAAAAGCAGATGAAGTAGCAGCAGAGTTAATAGAAAAAGGTTATAAATTAAATAAGAAAAATAAAACATTAGATAGATTAACAAATGCTTTAGCTGCACTTGACCCTGAAAGAGTTATTCAAGGAGAGGATGTAAAAAAAGCTATACTAGAGAATGATACAACTTTTTCTGTAGGCAATATTAGAGTAGACAGATTAAAAAGAATAGCTGCAGCAGGGTATGAGCTTACTAAAGAACTGAATTTAAATAGAACTAGAGATGGAAAACCTTTAAGAATTACGGAAGTAATTGCAGATGCACTAGCAGTAACAGATAGATCAAAGCTTAAAGAGATAGCAACGATTCGTAAAGTACTAAACAAATATAAAATTAGTCCAGAAGAATTAAGCTCTCTGTACATGGCAGAATTTTCTGAAGCAGGTAAAGTTCTTAGAGAAGCAGGTGTAATAGCAAAACTAGAAAAAGATGAATTATTAAGGAAAAGTTTAAGAGAAATAGAAATATTAAACAATAGCAGAATGGGATCTTTATCGGCTAGAGAGTTAATGAATACAAAAGAAGCTCAAGATTTAA